GACCGCTGAAACCGTAGTACACCGTTGTGCTTGGCGCAAGTCCACCAGTCAATTCAGCTAAGATCGGAGTCAGTGCCACCATGGGAATCGCCGCGCCGTGTTCCGTAAGGGCCGGTGGCGTCGCGATCTCAACGTCTAATAGAACTGTTGCCGTTCCATCTTGCGCCAAAAAAGAACTCTCTGTCACTTTAAACTGCAACTCACCGAACTCGTTTGTCAAAATGCCGGATACGGGTCGCGGCAGGCCGAGATTGGCACTAGGCAGGCGCCGGCTCGAGCCAAAATTGTCAAGAACAGAGTCGGTATACCAATCATCATTATGAAGCTGTGCTACTATTCCCACCGTTCTGAAATTTGGGCCCGGAGCAACCTTAGTTACCCGGAAGGGCTGCCGCTCAAAACCTTCACGTAAATAAGTAAGGGCAATGATGTCGCCCGGGGCAATCCCAAGAGCTTTTACGCTCGTCTGAAACTCGACCTGGACATTTCCCGCTACTGATTTACTCAAAAGAAATTGTAGAATTCGCGCTGCTTGATTGTAATTCGGTAGGCCAAGGACGGTCGGTGTAATGCTGATCTCCTGCCCCGCCTTCGCCACATCCTCTGGATCGGTTAAGGAGAAACTGTCTTGCTGGTACTCATTAAAAGCGTCCTGAAACTCTACTGCAAAACGATTCGCCGTGTCTGATGCTCCTCGACTACTTACGCGTAGGCTAGCGGTCCCGTCGGCATTCCTCAAGATACCGGATGTGCCTTCCGTCCCGTCCCCAAACTCGTATGTTGGCCAACCCCCATCAAGTTTAGTCGTGGCATTGGAGAAAAGAGATTTACTGGCTTGTTGAATAGCCAGGGTGTCCTCAACGCGTAGTTGTAAAAGACCGGCTGCGCCGAAAGTGAGGAAAAGCCGCGATCCATTTCGTACGCCGCGAAGAACGTCGCCCGCGCTCCTTCTGCTCTTCAATACCAAATTGCACTGAAAGCGCGGTATCTGAACCGTATTAGAATTCAGATCTTTCGCACTGATTAATTCATCACCGTAGGCAGCAGTTTTTGCAAAGCTACCTAAATCAAGTTCAGCGGCATCCCATCCGTTTCGGAGCAGAATGTTGAGGATAATCCAAGCGGGATTATTACTGAAGACTTTGGGCAACCGTAGGCCTGATTCATCGAAACGGTCTACCTTAAGGCCATCCACCAACACCTTCACCTCGGGTAAGGATTTGCCATCATTAATGCGATTCGGAACCACCACGGAGAGCAACGCTAATCCACCATACGGGTCACCAAGGGGAATGCCAGAAGCACTTGTAAAATCTCTGTTGAATTCGCCATTCCGTCCGCCTAGCGTGACCACGTTAAACCAGCCAGTCCCAGTCATATTCATTCCGCTTTTACCTTCCGGAATGTCGATGTCGCTCACCAGTACCTTGTGGACTGCTGTCAGCTCGCCCACACCTAACAGCACTTCCATTCGCGTCAAATTGCCATCGTTTCTGGCAAACACAATGCTGGGCGTGTACCACGCCGTTCCGTAAACCATCGGAATAAAGTCGTTATAACGTGCTTCACTAACACTTAACGGCGATGCATGTGAGCCCTTCTCGCCCGCACTTCGGACCGTAATTGTCGAAGGTACAAACTCGATACCGCTAAACCTCGCTGTTGGGTTGCCGCGTGAGTCGGCGTTAAACATGCCGCGACTCTCACAGTCCCGTCGGGTAAATGCGCAAGAGTTATAGCATTCCGCGCCGTTTAAATTGCCCACCCCACCCGCCTGATCCGCGGAATATCCGCAGGAGTAAAATCGCGAGTTTTCTCCTTTCACTCCACCGGAAACAGCCTCGGCGCGGTTTTCAACAGTCACCGGAAAATCCCAGGCACACCGCCGTTGCACACGTAATGAAGGTAGGGCTACTCGCTGGGCGGAAAGCCTGTTCATCGCTGTAACGCGGAGAGTGGTTTCAGTTATCAAATCGGGTGAATTACAAATGCCCAGAAACAAAACAGTTGCTGTAGCGTCTGCCAAATCCTGGAAAGAGTCATAAAAAACAAAACGACACGTAAGTCGAGCTCCCTTAAATCCTTTGTTACGCTCTAATTCAGAAATTAGTGAATCCGCATTTGCCAATTCCAACGTCAACTTTGGAATAGCGTCCACCCCTTGATCCGAAGCCGTCTGCACCTCAAACAGATTATTTCGCCACACACGGGGCTCATAGGCAGTCCCCTTCACAGTAGCCGCTTGGGTGCACCAATGTCGCGTGGTTCCATCGGAAAATATACAATCGAACAGCAGCAATGGCGTCAACGTCAGCTCAGACTCTTTCAATTGGGTCAATGTCAGCATACTTAGGTCAACCGGTTTCGTAACTTCACCACGCACGAAAAGTCATTCTGATTGGTCGCAGTCACAGTAAATAGGTCTTGATCGAATCTTGTTAAAGTCCTGACTCCACTTAAGGCGGTTGATTTCACGTAACTCCCTGGTCCTGGTTGTGCGCTCACACAAACCTGAGTGACGTCGATCTGCATGCCCTCGTCAAAGGAAAGTTCCGCGGTCTTTCCCTCACTTTGCCCTGAGCCCTGGTGCGAAACGGAGCATCGCCGCCAAGTTTCGTCCAGCATGAGAGAACTCTCGGCCCGTCCGCTTGCATCCGACAGTGCTACACGAAGTTTGCCCAATCCATCCGTTCGTGCCATCAAACTCAAGTTGATTAGCGCGCGCGCCGGGCACGCTAACAATTGAGAGATTCGTGGGGTCCCCGCACCCCCTCCCATCAGTCTAGAAACTCTTCCAACTTCGTTATCGGAAGCCACAACTGTCGCGAGCGGAGTTTTCTCCCAAACCGCGTTCGATAAATCCTCGCTCCACGCCAATAAATTGCCTGCCGGGTCCAAAAACGTGAATGTATTGCAGCGGCCCCGGGCAGCCTCGAAAAAAGCTTTCAGGGCGTCCATTTCTAGCCCGGTAAGATGCTCGTATCGTAGCTCCCAACTAAGCAGTGGCGGGTCCACGCTTGTCGCGCGATAACAAGAGCCGTCCTCTTGCCGGTTTATGACATTCGATACCGAATAAGTCCGTTGCAGGGGGAATTGCGCGGTGGCCCCGGAAAGTAATTGGGGATAAAGTAGCATCGCGTCTACACTCTTCCTTCGATGATCGTGAACTGAACCGCGTTGCGGTCCTGCTCCGTCATCTTGGCGGTAAAGGTGTCTGCCCCGAAGTAACAAATGGGGTAAGTGGTTCCATCCCAAGGGTCTGTAAATGTAAATGGTTGTGAAGTCCCGCCTACCATTTCAAAAAAACTTTTTAATTTGTCACAAACCGCATTCCCTAACAACGTTGGCTCTACGTTCCATTCTCGAAGGGGCACACCCGAAATCCCGTACCGCTGTTCTTTACCCCCTACAAACTGGAGCACCTGGGTCACAAAATGTAATCTTCGTGTAGTCGGGTATTGAAACAACGCTTTCGATACAGCATCTGGAAAAGTAAACATGAGTTATAGGTCGTTAACCACGTCGTTGATCGAATGCATATTCAACATTGCTTCACGCACCGCCGCTGCTATATCGCCGCTTCTATCCAGGAAAGAGCGGCTGTCCATAGCCTGCACATTCACCGTCACCTGAGTCACGCCGCGGTCGCGCTTTCCTCCTTGTGTGTCTGAAGTTGTGTTCGCCATCGTTTGCGGCTCTGGCGTATTCCCATTACCCCAGCCCGCTGTATTGGTGGGTACTGCAGCCAAAATCTGCCCGTATGAGGGCACTGTGGGTACCGATGGTGTAACCGCTCGTGCCTGTCCGTATCGGTCATACCCGCTTGCCTCGAATCCCTTCCAGCCACCGTCGTTCTGCACCGATCCGTCGAATCTTATAGATGCTGGTGCCACATATTTTTGCAACGGCTGCTGGGTGGTACTCTCACCCCCACCAAAAAGTTTCATAAGGCCCGAAATCAGCGGAAATGCGCCCAATCCGCCCAAAAGTCCGCTAGCCGTCTTACCTGCTGACGCAAGCACCTGGCTGGCACTTTTCGCGGCAGTGTTGCTCGTGACTGCGGCAGTATTCTCCCCCAGTGTCGTTGTCTGAGCTTCGGTAACAGCCCGCAATCGATCCAGATTCTTTGACACAGCCCCAAACAGCTCTGGAATTTGTAATACCGCATTGTTTCCACCGCTAGTCAAATCACCCATGGCGGCGTTACTCATCGGCGAAACCCCGCTTATCTGGTCATGCGGCACCAATTCTGCAAAGGCTGCCTGAAGGGGAGCGACGCTATCATGCGCCGCCCCAGTCCCGTCCTGCTGCCTGGGTGTACTTACTTGTCCAGCGTAAGTACCCGCCGGCCCTTCACTTCCCGAAGTTGCCTTCCTCCCGCGAAAGATTCCGCGTAAGGTTCTGTTTCGCAGCACTCTGTTTGACATGTTGAGCCTCTCTCAATACTTCCTCTTCCAACATTTGGAACGCTTCAATTTGTCTCGCCGTCAAGTTCGCTTGCGGCACATATCCGCCACGCCACGCCGCAAACTCCTCCAGCCACTCCAGACTCTGCGCGGTCACCACGCTCTTCGGGCAACTCTCCGTTTCCACAGGGCCCCGAATCCATACCGGCCGCACTTCCGTCAATTGCGCTTCCGGCACAAAACCGCATCGCCGCTTCACTTCCAAATGCAACTTTCGACACTCGTCGCAATCCCATCCGCGTGGCGCGGCAATGTGAAAATGGAATGCGACTATTAGTTTTTTCTTTCGTCGTCCGACAAACTGCACTCAGCTCGCACCGCGCCGATTGCCTCATACACCAGCTCTTCCGGACCCTTGTCCAACAGACTCACCGGCGTCGCAGGCAGCCCGTCAATCTCCAGCCCTTCCACCGCCACCAAGCCCCAAGTGATATAGGCGCGCTCAATCTCGGCATTCAGAATATGCGCGTCCATCTGGTCTGCATCGGTGTCGCCCGCCCGCAGGAATTCCAGCTCCCGCGCCAGTTCCCGCACTTCCCTCATCAGCTGCATCCTGCGATCGAAAGCCATCCGCGCGATCTGAAATACCACGCCCGCCTGCGTCCGGGACGCAATTCGTACTGTGCTCTGGTAATCCATATCAGGCAAACGCCACCACCAGCTCGTCGTCAACGGTGCCCTGTGCACGGCTATCTTTAAACTGCCATTGCAGCCGCCGCTGATCGTCTACAAAGCTCGGCATCGCCGGCGTTACGCTCTTGAGATATACACCGAACAGTTGCTGCTGGCTCATCCCCAACTGCAACATCACCTCTATCGGCGATTGCTGCCGTGCTGCTTGGTATAGTTCCGTCGTTGCCGAATCCGTCTGCTCATAAATCGTGAAATCCAGTTTCACGCTCCGTCTTCCAGGCGACACACTGGTCGGCAAACTGGTCCCAAACTCTCGCACCGTCGAATCCAAGTCGTTATCTAATGCCAGCGCCGCTTCCGTCAATGTCAGAAACTTTGTCGCCGTCGTTCCAATCCACGCTTGCCCCAAATTGCCCGGTACCGCCGATTGTGTAAATGTTCCTAACGCCGGTTCCGCCGGATAAGTCATCAGCTCGCCTTCACCAGGTTCGAAACTCGCACTGTCTACAATGTCTTTCGCCGAACCCTTAAACGTAAATTCGTGATAATCCCCATTTACGTCGATCGCCAATTGGTCCACCACGCTCCCACTCAGCAACCTCTGCAGCGCCGCGCTCGGGCTCCAGTAATCGAACAGACTCACACTCGGTAACTCCATCCCCAACATATAGGTCACCGTCGGCGCCATCGCCGCACCCACTGCCGGGGCAGCACTGAACGGTGCATTCAACAACACCGTGCTCGCATCTACAAGCGCGCTTACAAAGCGAATTTCACCACCGTGGCTGACCGCTTGGTTCACCACCAACCCATGTGCACCGGCGAATGATACTTGGCTCGCGTTCTGTGAAGCACCCGCCGTTCCCCCCGCATAAACCAATGGTGTTGCCCCCATTGCCGATTCGAACAGTGGCCCCTGCCCCGGTCCGTTAGCACCCGCCGCCCACGTAGACAAATACGTCTTCAATTGAAATTCCGTCTTCCGTCGGCTGCCCTGAGGCGAGCCCGCATAAGTCCGGCTGCCTGTTTTGTCTTTTCGGGTCGCCGTCTCCACCTGCTGCCGCGCTGTCAGTTGCACAGCTGAAAAGCGATTTCCCGAAGTGATCGCCGGCACCTTGCCGTAACTCCCTTCCACCGCCGTGTAAAACCGGTTTGCATTTGACGATATGTATGCCACTCTCCACTCCTTTTGACTTAGATACTCACGTCTACTTCGAATGTCACTTTCGTTGACTGAACAAATTGCTTACCACCTGCTTTCACCGCCTGGTAAGTAACCTCATATTTCCCGCCAAACCAGGAAAAATCTGACCATTGGCCCCTTGCTTGCTCCAGCAACGCGCATATCAAGTCCGAATACACCAAACTGCCCCGGTTGACACGTTCAATCCTATCTTCTGAGTTCCGAATTTCCACTGTGACCCGGGCCTGTCCCGCAAAGGTTCGAAACTTCTCTTCAAGCGTGTTGTTCAATCGTTCGCAATACACCATCACCGCCGGATACTGCGCCTGATTCGCCTTCTCCAATAGTTCTGCCGATACGTTCATTCCTAGGAAAAGCCGGATATGCGCTGGAACATGCCCGCCCGTTTTCGCCAGTTCGTCAAGCGAAGCATTCACACCTGTGTTGCCAGCTAACAGCCCCAACACGTGCTCAGTTACTGCCCTGCCAATCTGAGTCATTCGGCTATCCTCGTTGTATATACCGGCGCAGCGGCCAATGTAGGTCTGGGGCCTGCCCGGGTCCGGCTTTCACTCCGTCCATTACAGCCAGTGAGGGAAGGTACGCCCAGTCTTGTGTAAGTGATAACGGGCTGTCGTTCTGTCTCACCATTTGTTCGGGGCTCGCCCCCGCGTATAGGTTCCAACCCGTCGCATTTCCGCTCAGCGGTGGTGCAAGAGTCACATCCACTGCATTCCCATCTATAACATCCACGCTCAATACACTCGAAGCACTGCTCTCCTGACCCGCATCGTTTGTATAAGTAACGGTGAAATAGTACGTACCCCCCGCTTCCTGCGCTGGCACCAGGCTCAACACCGGCTGCTGCGGGCGCTTCATCGGCATTTGCACCAGATCCACTCCGCACTCCACGAACTCCGCCTGGGAAGCGTTCGCTAGCTTTTCATACTCCTTGGCCCGCGCCTGATGGCGGTCGTTTAACTGGCTGTAATACGCATCGCGATAGATCAACGCAAGGGCCTGATACACCTGCCAAACTCTCATCGCCTTGTTCCACACCACACGCTCTATGCCGGTGTGAATGCCGCCTAGCGTCAAATTCTGCCGAAATAAAGTCCGGCGCAACCAGCTATTGATATCCAGGTACATCTGTTCCTGCGCTAGCTGGATCTTGACTGTCAGGTTGATCCCTTCGGAAGCCGCCACTCCCAACACATTCGAATCGTACTCAGTCAACGAATCGACAATTACCGCCGGGCCATCTACAAACAACGCCATTGCCTACTCCTTTACCTGTTTAGCGGAATGCTTCTGCGGCATCACCACAAACTGCACGCGATTCATTGCTTCCAACTCATCGAACTCCCGCTTGCGCCGTGTGTTGTCTGCATGAAAAAGGTCCGCTTCCTCCGCCGTCGAAACGCGCGCCCGGCCCTCCGCAATCTGTTTAGCTGCCACATGCCGCGGGGCTTCTGTCAGCACTCCCGCTCTGCCGCCATCCTGGGTAACCAGGCTCACCAGCACTACATGTGCTCCCTCTAGCGTGCTCTCCACTTCCCGAACTCTGTTGTAATAAACTCGTAAGTCCACTTAGCCTCCGTAATAAAAGCAGGCCCCCTAACAGGAGCCCGCCACCAAATCAACTAACAAGTAACTTGAACGCCGAAGTTATTCCGCAGAACGGCGGCGCCATAAAGCACGTCCACCGTGAACTGCTGCGAAAGTGTGTTCGGCTGATAGCTCATCGTGACGCGCATACCGAAACTGCCCAGCTCGGCATACTCTGCAATCGCGCCAGTGCCTGGTAAAGGCTGCGGCAAACGGCGCACCACCAGCCCCAGTCCGCTCTTGGCAAAGGCCAAATTGTGAATGGCACCGGGGGCGCTTCCCGTTTTCGAAACGAACTGGCTTCGAAACACAAAAAAGTCCTTGATCTTTCCGATCGTGCCATCCACAATCGTGCGCAGGCCAGCTTCCCCGGCCGTCTGATATTCACTGAAGCGCGGAATTTGCCGAAGCTGGCTATAAGTCGAGGCATCCACAACCAGATACTTCGGTTCACTGGCCGGTAACTTCGCTTGAAAGAGCGCGGTCTCGGCCGCATCCAGAATCGCTTCCGTAATCGGCGTACCCGGCGTGCCCACCGGCGTGTTTGCGGTAAAGCCCGCATACAGTGCCAGCAGATCGCTTTCAATTCGCTCCGCAATTGCCACCACAGCCGGTTGCATATACACTTTCAAAAGGTCCGGAACCGCCAGCACCTTTGTAATGTCCGGAATCTGGAAGGTAGCTTCCGCGTGCGTATTGAGTACAATCTGCGCATTCCCTAAGTTGGGGTTCTGCGTTCGGACAGTCCCGTCTTCGGCGATGTTGTTCGCCACCAATGTCGGCGGTATCGGCACATTCACCGTATCGCCAGCCTGGGCCAGACTGGGTTCATAATCCCGGTTTACCAGGTTGCCCATCACAAGGTTCCCCACCAGGGCAGGCAGCGCATCGGCTGCCACAAGTTTCACAATCGCATTCGCGACATTTGCTGAAGTAATCGTTGGCATATCTTTCTCCCGTCTTTGACTTGATCTCTGTGCATCTGTGGCTAATAGCTTTTAGTACTAACTCCGAAAACTCTGCGAAGCCACCCGAACAATTTCCTGCCTGACTTTCTCTAACTCCGCTTTATCCATCGCCGGGCTAATCTTGTCGATATCGATCGTGCTTTCTACCCCGGGTCCTTTGTTTCCGCCCGTCACGCCGCTTCCGCCTGAAATCCGCGCAGGCAGGAACTCCGGATTCTCATGCACAAACCCGGTCAAATATTCCTTCGCTGCCACTTCACCCTGGTCCGTCTTCACCACTAACCGGCCATCTTCTCCGCGATAAATTCCGTCCTGCACCGCCCGGTACGCTAAGTCCACCTTGGCCACGCCCAACCGCTGCAACTCCGCCCGAATCGCCTGATTCCGTTCCGCCTCTTCCGCCGCCTTCCGGTTTCGCTGGCTCTCGGCCACCACCTCATTCAGCCGCTTCTCCAACTGTTCCCGGCGCCGTCGCTCTTCCTGCAGCTCAGCTTTATAAGCGGGTTCTCTTTTCGAAACATCCTGCCGCATGTACTCTTCAACCGCCCGCTGTACAATGCCTTCCACGTTCATGCCGTCTCTTTGCTGTTCGTCCACTTCGTCTCCTCCCGCTTAACTCGCCTTGCCCGGATTCACTGTGTCCAGACTCGCGTCAATCTCCGCTACAATGCGGTCCTTCACGTCCTGCCGTATGTCGCAAAAGTATTTCATCGTTAGCCGTTTGAATAACTGCCGCTTCATGGTGATCGAATCGATTCCTAACTCCAGCAGCCGCTTCGCATCGTCCAACTCCGTGCCGAACTCCCCGATGTCGAATTCATCCATCCCGCTTACGTCCACCCGCAAGTCATCCTGCCGAGCCAGATTCACTTGCTCCAGCACCTGCCGCATGCATTCCTTCACCATGTCGCCATAGGTGCGCAGAATCTCTTGTGTCACTCCAAAATCCCGCTGCTTACTTAGTCCACTCTGCACCGCCATCTGCGGGCTGCCCGCTTGATTCATCAGATAACTCACCCGGTAAATCTCTTCTTTTAACCGGGCCAGATTATCCGAAGCAATCTGGTACACATGTCCTTCCGGTTCCGCCCACCCAAACCGGTCTTCCGGCGCCAGTTGGATGAAGTAACTCTCGCCCATAATGTCGTTCCAGGGCTTATTCGAATACACCACCGGCTGCGCGAACAGGCCCATCGTCAGTGCCCATCCCAACGCGTTGCTCTTGTTGAAATGTTCCAGCTGCAGCAGTGCCGCTTTGTTCATCAGCCAAAGCCCTTCACTCACGCGCATCTCAATCAGCGGGACTCTGTTTTGCCCCGCCAACCCGTGCCTGCCCTCCGCCTTCAGCTTGATCTCCCCGCTTTGTCCACTCGCCGCGGTCTGCGTGTAGATCTGATAGTTCTGCCGGTCATAAAAGATCCAGCGAACCTCTTTACGCCACTCATGGTCCGTCACCGCGGCCTGCTTCAAACACTGCGTCCGAATCACCACCCACTCCAGCCGCCCTTCCGCGTCGTGGCTCCAATTGATGACGTCTTCCGGCGCATAATCCACCAGATACGCCCGGCTGCGTCCCTGCTCATCTTCTTCGGCACGAGTCGTCGCCGCCGGCTGATCTAACCCCTCACTTATTGCCGGAAACTCAATCGCCGTATAACTCCGCCCATACACCATGGCTTGCGCCGCACGCTGCCGGAAAAACTCATTCAAGCTCGTCCCGCGTAAGTCGCAGTCATGAATGAACCGGTCATAAAACGCCGCCGTCGCATCCGTCCTGCCATCCAACTGCAAAATCGGCTCGCGCCTCATCAGCGTCGCGGCATACCAGTCAATAATCGACCCGATGTAATTCTCATAAAACACGTGCTGCAGCCGCTCCAGATAAACATCGCCTGGCTCCTTTGCACGCCGGATCAGATACTCCGCCGCCCGTTCCCGAAATTGCTCGCCGCCCGCGTAAAGGTCCCGATACTTGCGCCACGTGGCCTTCTGCGCCGTATATTCCGGATGCTCGCGGTTAATGAAGTGTGTGCTCATGGGTGAGTTAAAGTAACCTGTGTTGTTGCGGTCCAAATGCTACGGTTGGCTTCTGCATCGCATAGACCAGATATCCCAATGCGTCGGAAGAATGCGTCCTGCGCCGGTCCTTGTCTTTGTCTATCTCAAAGCCGCTTTCGTGATACGACACCTGCTCGAAATCCTTAATCAACTCTTTGCACTTGGGGTCGATCGTCATCCGCCGTTCCCCATCCGCCGTCCGCAGCTTTGAGTTCACATAGCCCGTCCGGTCAATCACACGGGGGTTTGCTCGCGGCACCACATACCGCATCCGTTCACGCCGCGCCTTAAAGTGAGCCGTGATAATCTCGTAATCCGTATTGCCCCGCGTACTCCGCGCTTGGCCCGAAGCGTCACCGAAAATCTCATACCCCGCCGCGTGTCCGCCATAGCGCTTGCTAAACTCATCGCAGGCTTCCTGCGTCATCGCCCGGCTCAGCACAATCTCGTCCAACACCGAAACCCGGTCACCGTCAATCTGCGCGATCACCGAACAAAGCGGGTCCACATTGAAGTCCAGGGCCCAACAGATCGGCAGCCGATTGTCAGGCGTCAGCGGCTTCACATGCTCCGCGTAATCGAACGCCGAATACACTCGCTGCGATCGCGTGTTCAAGTACTCCCCCAGAACTTCTTGTTTGTAAAAGGCTTCGTCATAGCTGCTCATTAACCGTTCGTAATAATCCGGGATAGTGTCCAGAATGTGTGTGTTCTCAAACGCCTTCGCCCGAATCAGTTCGTACCCGGTTGTGCCTCGCTCCACAAATCGCCGGTATACCCAGTCATAGCCACGCGGCGTCCATACCGCGAACCCCGTCAATTGCGTCGCTTTTGCATCCCGAAGCCGGCCCTC